ATCACTGGGCTGAGGTTGGACAGGGGGTTGGACACTGGTTGGACAGGCTGGACGATTGGCTTAAAATCAACGGTTGAGGTTGGACAGCGACACTGTAAAAAAGAAAAAGTGCCAAATTTAGGCACTAAAACTCGGAAACATATTCATTTTTTAGGTTATTTAGGAATTGATTGGTAGTACCAAAAACAGGTTCAAGGTCATTTATTAATGCTTTTACATTTAATCTTAATCCAAGAATATAATGTTTCCTACCTTCTGGTCGAGTAACCTTAGCTTTGGTAATGGTTACGCCATACTCAGAAAGAAAGAAATCGGACAACTCAGAAATAACATTAGGGATTGATTTGCTATGTGTACCTTCAACCTTACTGCTCCATAACTCATATAAACCCATATAAACAACAGAAGGAGTATAATGAGTCTCTGGACTTCCCCATTCAGCATAGTCTAAAGCAAACCTAATAGTATTGGAGCTAACCTCTTTATATTCACGCTTGAATTCTTCACTGAGTTTAGAATGAGTAAATGTGAAATCATTAGCTATAAGTCTTTGCAACCCTTCTATAGCCCATATAAAAACAGCGTTTAGGCTAGAGTCTTGAACTAACTTATATTTGAAATTAACATCTACGTTAACTGTGTCGCTATGTGGCATTGGTATTATAACTAATTTAGACCAAAACGAGTTTTCTTGGTTATCTCCTATGTTTGGGGGGAATTTATTACAACCGAATAATATTTTAGCCTTATTAACGAATTTGAATTTATCTTTACCTTTGAACTCAGCGTCAACTCCGTCTCTACCTACTAAAGATTTAAGCATAGCAACGGCTTTGTCTTTTATAGGCTCAAAAGGAAGGTCTGCTTGAATGTTTGCTAGCTTACCAAACAAAGCAGAGGCGGCAAATCTATTGTTAAAGTCCTGCAAACGGACATTACTTACCATACTATTGCCTAAAACGTGTTCTATTATATTTAAGAAAGTACCTTTACCGGAACGACCCTCGCCTTTAAGCATGAACCATTTCTCTACACAATTAAAACTACTTATAGAATAACCTAATACTTCCTGTGCCAAAGCCCTAACATCTTTATCGGGTATTTTGTCGTTGAGGAACTTGTTTAAATACGTATAATCTGCGTTGTCAGGGGAATACTCAGTATTAAGCTGTAGTAAAGATAAATAGTTAGGCGTGTGGGGAGTGAGCTCCATAGTTGCTATGTTTAGAAGTCCGTTCTTAACATTCATAATATATGGGTTTGAGTCGAACTCTAGTTCCCTACGTATTATACTAGTGTCAGTATTAAGGAAGAAAAATGTATCTCTTATGTTCTTAGGGTCGTTTTTACATTCTTCTATAAGGTTTTCCGTTATTAGGTTAAGTATAAACTCGTCTGGAACTGGTTGGTATCTACCATCTTTATATAGAAACCAGTCGCCTATAAACTTATTATCTTGACCTATTATCCTACAGAAATTAAAAGTTCTAGCTAGATGTTTAGCGTAATCATTAGGTTTAAGTATTACCCCACTTTTAGTAACTGTATACCAGTCTGGATAGCTTACGGTTATAGTTTTTGCGTCTTTTAACATACATGATATAGCACGTTTACCTAACTTAGTCTCCTCTGCCAAGGTAGCTACGAATCGCTCTATCTTTACATCATTATCCAAGGCTTTCGCCATGAAAGTCCAATATATTTTATCTTCTAATATAGCAGGGTTAACTTTGGACTCTGCTATAAATGTTTGTGGGGACGCAGGTATCTCTAATAAAGTCTTGAAATTCTCTTTGAATTTGTCAATGTTCTTATTGCATTTGTATATATGGAAGTCATTTATGTCTTTTATGCCTTTAATTGCTTGAAGAATGAAGATTTTACCGTCTATGCTGTCAGTTATGCTGTTTACTAGATTCTCTCCAGCTTTATCGTTGTCTTTAACTACTATTATTCGGTTAAAAGGAGCTATCAATTCGGTAAATTCCTGTTTCCAACCGTTAGTGGAAGGTATGCCGAGAGACTGAAAACCTGCCTGTCTAAGAGTTGAAGCGTCGGTTTCGCCTTCTGTTATATATATTGGTAAGTTTGTATCATAATCTTTGAGCCAGTGTAGCCCGTAAGGCTGGTCGTTAGGGTAATCAGGGTGCGATATGTAGTGGTATTTGCCCTTACCAGTGTACTTTGTTCTGATTTTCCTACCAACTACTGCTCTGTTTTCGTTATAAAAGGTTATCATTAAGCCTTTACCATGCTCTCCGTACTCATTAAAGTCTACATTAGCCCAACCGTTCTGTTTAGCGAACTCTATATCTATGCCTTTTAGTTTACAAAAGGTTTCCAAGTCCACTATGTCTGGTAGTTCTAATCCAAAGTCTTTCATTAATATAGCTTCAGCTTCGCCGGTATCATTCGCTACACCTAAATCTACTAATAGTTGTAGAGCGTCACCGTGAGCCTTACATACAAAACAATGGTAATCCCAGCCTTCACCCTGTTCAGTCTTGTCATATATATTTAATGAAGGGTCTTTGTCATTATGCATATGACATTGGGTTAGGTATCTGTTCTTTCCGTCTTTAACGAAGTCGGACGTATGCCTGTTTCCGTACTTTTTAAATATGTCTATGAGCGATATATTTCGTATTTCGTCCACATTTTAAACCCCCTTTCTTAATGAAACATTATTCGTGCTTACTTTCTTGTTTCTTGTTTTCAATCCATTCCTCAAGGGCTATTCGTACTATTTCGTTCATAGACACCCTATCATTAAAAGATATAGTTCTTAATTCTTCGTACATTTCGTCCTCAAGACGTAGGTTAAATTGTCTCATTATATATCCTCCTTCTTTAATTTGATAACATAATTATACAACTATATAATTATATTGTCAACAATAAAAATAAAAATTATTCAAAAATATTTTTCTTCCTTTATATATAATAGTAGAAAAAGAAAAACACTCTCTAAACTTGTTAGAGAGTGCTTAAAAAAGGGGGGGGGGTTTTATAATAAAAAAGAGTGTTGTAAGCGTATATCAACATTACTACTCATAATCCAACTCTATAGTGGAAGGGTTTAGTAAGTTGCCTTGTTTATCAAATAAATCAACTTTATATAAACTATTAACATCATCAGTAACCCCGCCGACTGCTTTAAGTTTTCTGTTTAAGTCTCTTTCTATTTTAATATCCCCAGTAAGTAGAGCTATAAATAAAGTATTGATTAAATGTCCTTTGGTTACGTTTTTCTTCGCACAATATATGTCAATCTCGAACAGCAGTTCTCTGACACTATTAAATGTGCCAGATTTTTGTTCCATAAACATATTTTAACCTCCTATATGAATTACTATTTGTAATATTATGTCTTAGTGTTTATTTAATTATACATCAAATTAAACAAAAAATCAATTAATTTATCTGAATAATTGACTGTGTTTCTAAATTATGTTAATATTATTGTAAGAAATAGTTGAGAAAGGGGGAAATTTATTGGCTAGTAAATCTCTTAAAGAAGTAATGCAGGACACCAACGTAGCTGAATACGTATCTGGTGAAGAAGTCAACATGCCTGTAGAGATAGAAATTCCCGACATAACACAAATGGGCATGTATAAAAACAGGACAGATATTAATTTGATGAAGGTAGCTCACTACTTTGTGCAGGGATACACAGAAAAAGAAATGGCAGAGGCTATGGGTGTTAATAAAGAAACTATAAAAAGGATAAAAAGCTCGGACGAGTTCAAGGCTGTGTTGAAGTCTATTTCCTTGGAGGTAGTTGAGGTATCCAGAGTCTTTTTAGCTTCAGCAGGAATCAAAGCAGTAAGAACTCTTATAGATTGTCTTGATAGTTCTAGCGACAAGATACGTTTAGGAGCGTCCAAGGAGATTCTTGATAGAATAGGGCTTAAATCTCCAGAGAAAATTGAGCTTATCGCTAAGTCAGACTCTATTCAGCAAATGTCGGACGAGCAGTTGTTTGAGCTTGTTCAAATGGGTATAGCAGAAATAATGCCTAATAGGCAAATTGAGGGTAGTAAAAATGAAGGATAAAGTAAATCTGGAGAAGCTGGCGAAGGCTAAAATAGAGCTTCTTCGTAGACAAGCATGGGACGATTTCTACATATTTGCTAAGTATGTATGTGGAAACAATCTTATGGAAGAACAGCCACACAGAGAACTATGTGAAACCCTTACTGCTGGATTGGACAAGTCTGAACTACTTAATCTTAACTTTAATCCTCCAATAAGTGATGAAGCGTTTCATGAAAGTGTTAGTAACTTAAAGAAATTAATACTTCTTCCTAGAGGTAGCTTTAAGTCAACCGTAGCCACACAAGCACTAACACTATGGTTATTATGGCATAATCCTAACCTAAGAATAATGCTAGATACCGAGGTCAAGTCCAATGCTAAGAAGTACCTTGCCGGTATGAAAGACATGATACTGAACAACGCACTACTAAGACTTGTTTGTGTAGACGAGAAGGGCGACTACATGTTAGAGCCGAACATGGATATAGCCGGAGGATGGACAGACGAGCAGATTATACTTAAACATAGGACAAGGCTTGGTCTTAAAGAGCCATCGATATTCTGTGCCGGTGTAGATAACGCTCAAACAGGTATGCACCCAGACGTTATAATAATGGACGACATAGTGTCTGAGAGAAACGTCGGCACAAAAGACCAGATTGAAAAGGTTAAAGACCACTACAGATTATCTCTATCTCTACTCGAACCAGACGGATTACAGGTAATAATAGGCACTAGATATCACATGAATGATTTATACGCAGACTTGCTAGAACTTGACACGTTCGCCACATTAGTGCGACCAGCAATATTACCAGATGGTAGCCTATACTTCCCGTCGAGACTTACAAAAGAGTTCTTGGACGCACAAAGGAAGGAGCAGGGGTCGTATATATTCAGTTCACAATATATGCTTAACCCTATTGATGACTCTAATGCTGTATTCAAGAAGGCATGGATACAGTATTATGACAAGCTCCCTCCTCTTGTAGAATTACATATACTAACTGATTTAGCTATATCAGAGAAGGAAACGGCTGACTACACGGTGATTATGCCTGTTGGTATCTCACACGATAAAAAGATTTATGTACTAGATTATGTAAGAGGACACTTCCCACCTAAGAAAACCATAGACGAGATATTCGCTATGTTTGAGAAGTACAAAGATTTACACCCAGTTAAAACTGTGGGAGTAGAATCAGTAGCTTTCCAAAAGGCTATGTTGTATTTTATAAAAGACGAAATGCGGAGACGTGGTATTTATATGCCACTTAAAGAGCTGAAAGCCGACAAGGACAAAATGCGAAGGATAGGAGCTCTGCAACCACTGTTCGAGAATGGTGACGTCTATATTAAGCAACATCATAAAGAACTAGAGCAGGAATTATTAGAGTTCCCATTTTCTAAACACGATGATGCCGTGGATTGTTTAGCGTACATCTTACAAGTAATACGTGCCGTAAGCTATGATTATACTACACCTAAATACGAGTACAGACCTTTAAGTTCTAAAACAGGATATTAGAAAGGAGGTAGCACATGACAGAGAGCAACAAGAAGATTAAGCATAAAAGAGACTTTGAACATATGAACGACGAACAGATACTGAATACTGTCTTAGAGGACTTTCAAGTATCTCAGAATTTCCTAACTCCTATATTTGATAAGTTTAGGAAGTATTATGCTATGTATAGAGGAGTAAAAGAAGGTAAAGCAGTAGAAGGTAGGTCAAACCTGTTTATTCCTTATACATTCAACTTAATAGAAACTATAGTTCCGAAGATAATTAACTCAATATTTGCTACAAGACCTTTCTTTCAAGCCTTACCTCTAGGAGTACCAGATGTTGAAACTAGAGAAATAAGAGCTAAGAAAATGAGTAAATTCTTCGACTATCAGTTCCAGCAAAAAATAAAAATAGTCCCTATTTTAACAGATGTTATAAAGACAGCACTTATATACGGTAAAGCCATAACTAAGCAGACTTGGAACTATAAGACTAAAGAAAGAGTACAAAAAAGGCAGAAAAATATATTAGGAATACCAATACCCCTACATGAGAACGTTTTGGTAGAGCAGGTAGTAAATGATGAACCTATGATTGAAAACGTTGTGATAACTGATTTCTTCATAGACCCTGCTGGGACAAGTATAAAAAATATGAGGTATTGTATCCATAGGTACTATGAGGATATACACGAGCTTAGAGAAAAAGAAAAGAAGGGCGTGTATAAAAACATAGACAAAGTAACTGAGGAAAATTATGCTAATGCGTACGACACATTATTACAGATAGGTTTCTCAGATAGTCCTCAGAGACGTAAAGGTGTAGAAATTCTTGAGTATTGGACTGACGACTGGGTAGTAAGGGTGGCTAATAGAGCAGTAGTAATAAGTTCGCAACCTAACCCTTATTTCCACAGAGAAAAGCCGTTTTCTGAGTGGACTTATACTAGAGTTCCTAATGAGTTCTACGGTATAGGGGTTCCAGAAGCTATACAAGATTTACAGGAAGAACTTAACACAACTAGAAATCAGAGAATAGATAATGTATCATTCGTTCTAAATAAGATGTTCACTATAATAAGGGGAGCTAACGTAGACCCTGCTCAGCTAGTATCAAGACCAGCAGGATTCATATTAGTAGATAGCCACGACGACATAGAGGAGTTGGAATTCAAAGATGTCACTAACTCTGCTTACAACGAAGAAATAATAATTAAGCGAGATATGGATACTACAACAGGAGTATTCGATTCTGTGAGAGGCTCTAACCCAGATAGACGAGAAACAGCAACTACAATGAGTATCCTTAATTCTTCTGGTACAGAGAGATTTAAACTTGCTAATATTCTTATAGAATACGAAGGTTTACAGGATATGCTTAACCAAGTATTAAGACTTAACCAACAGTTTATAGATGCCGACATGGAAATTCAGATACTTGGAGACAATGGAGGTATAGAAGATATAAAAGTTACCCAAGAGGAGATACTAGGCGAATATGATATAATAGCTTTAGGTAGCTCAGTAGAGCCTGTTATAAACAAAGAAGTTAAGCAAAATCAATTAATTCAACTTCTAAATGTAGTACAAAACAGTCCTCATGTTAATATGACAGAGTTCTATAGAAGATTGTTTGAAGCCTTCGATATGAAGAACATAGACGCTCTTGTGATAGAACAACAACAACCTATGGGCGAACAAATACCTCCAGAAATGATGGAAGAACTAGCTCAAGGGCAGATTGGAGAGATACAATATGGACAAGAGTACTATTAAAATTCTAGTTTCAGAAACAATGGCTACAGGTGGTTGGGCGATAATTGAGGCGGAGATTAACAAGATAATTGACTCCGCTCAAGCGTCCTTGCTAAAAGTAAACCCTTCTGATGCTGTAGCCGTTGCTAAATTACAAGAAAAAATAGATACGCTCAAAAAAACTTTACAAATAGTGAAGAATATGGTAATATGATAAATAGGAGGAGTTAAATTATGGACAACCCAATTAATAATGGCGTAGGTATTAATATAGACCAGAGCCCCCTAGATAATACAGGACAAGGTACTGGGATACTAGATAGAATATCTGAGCCAAATAATCAAGAGCCCCCAACAAATGTTGGACAAGGTTCAGCAAACCAAGAACCCAATCAAAACGCTAGTAACCAAGAGCCCCCTGCAAACGCAGGACAAGGTGAAGGAACACAGCAAGAGATTGATTACAAAGCTGAGTATGAGAAGTTAAAGAAATCATACGAACATCTTAGACCAGAGTACACTAGAGTTACTCAAGAGCTAAGTCAGCTTAGAAAACAAGCTCAATCTGTTCCTCCTACTGCTGGACAACAAGTTCAGCAACCGCAACAACCACAGCAACAAATACCACAGTTATATCAAGACCCAGCTAGTGGGCTGGTATACTACTTAGATAATAATGGACAACCTGTTATATATAATGGCGGTAAT